CTGTGTAAAATAAATTTGTTGAACCTTCTGTAATATTATCTGTAGATGGTGTAACAAATTCAATTCCGTTCTCAGCTGATTTAACTCTTAAGAATTGATTACCTTCTCCTACATAAGTTCCAGGTACATCATTTAAACCTAATAGTGTTGTTACGCCTCCGCCAACTTGTATACCACCTGTTGTAACTGTACCAGGTTGCCATTCACTAGCACTTGAATTATAAACAAGTACCTGTCCATTTGCCGCCTGTGTCGGACTAACATTTGATAGTGCTTCTATCTGTGTTGTTGTTACGCCAGTTGCACCTGATATAACTGTACCGTCTGTGATTGTACCGTGGTCAGTAACTGGAAGTAAAGAATCATTAAGCATTGAAGCAAATTGGAAATTGCCTGTGCTATTATTATATGTTAAAACTTTTCCATCGTCACCAGCACTAACAGAGTTTACATCAGTAAGTGATGTCATACTCATCGTACTAATTTTAGTTGCTACTCTGGCATCTGTATAATATAAATTTGTAGAACCTTCTGATAGGTTATCAGTTGTTTTTGTTCCGAATCTAGTATCAAATCTTGCGTCTGTATAAAATAAGTTTGTTGAACCTTCAATCAAACTATCTGTTGAAACTGATTTTAATTCTACTTTTGCATTTGCTTCGTTCCAATATAGAACTTTTCCGTCATTGGCATTTATCCATAATGTTCGATCAAACGTATCTCTAAATGTTTTATAGTCTGTAAAGTTAGCGTCAAGTTCTGAGAATGTTAACGCCGATCCTTTATCTGCTCTTAATGTTAATGCCATACTAAATCCCTATACCAAATTTACCCAGGCTCCGTTTTCGTAACCTTGGAACTTATTATCAGTTGTGTTGTAAATTACTTCACCATTTGAAACACCAACCAATGCATCTCTAGCCGTTGTTGTGTAATTTCCAAATGTTATTCTTGCGTCATTATCTAAAAGACTTCTGACTCTTGCATCTGCTCTAGCATTTGTAAAATATACATTACCGGTACCTTCAATTAAATTATCTGTAGTTTTACCAGCCAATAAGGTATCGAATTGTGTTGAAAAATCTGTTATATCTGATGCTGTTAAAGATTTTACTCTTACGGTATTTGCAGTATTATCCCAATATAATACTTTACCATCATTAGATACTGAATAGTCAACAGTATTATATAATGCTTTAAATGTTTCGTAATCAGTAAAATTACCATCTAACTCTGCGTGAGTTAGTGCTGATCCTTTAACTAATCTTTTTGTAATTGCCATTTTCTCTACCCTATTCCTTAATATTTATCATTATGCATAATCTATATCTACATACGTATCATCTACGTAATCAACTAAATTCTCGTTGTTTGTTAAGTAATTCGCCTGTGCTGTAGTACTTTGTAGTACTGATAGTCCTGTACCATTCCAGAAACCTCTATTATTACCATTTGGTATAACTTTTGTACCACTGTATACCTCAACAGTATCTGCATGATCTTGTATGGTTGTACCATGTGTACCACGTACAATATCACTTAATACATTACCAGTTATTTTACCGTATTCAATCCTTTCAGAATTAATCCATATCACACCTGGCTTATTAGTTACAGTATCATCAACTTCACTTGCCATTTGTTTTGGTTGTGGTAATTTAGTGGCATCAGTAACTGTAATCGTATTTGATGCTTTTGTTATTGCACCATTCAATGTTGTATGATCATCAGTTGAATCAGTACCTCCATCATCAATAAATTTATCTCTCAAATACTCAACTCTACCATATGGTGAATAATGAATTTTATACTGTGAAAAATCTCCTGTACCTGTATAGTTTGGTGCAGATCCAGTTACGCCATCATGTGTCTTGACTGTAATCATTAATGATTCTCTTGGTGTAACTGGTAATAGCTCTTCTGGATAAGGATCATGATCTGGTCTTGCAAATCCTGCCGAGTCAAGTTGTGATTTTACTAGTATCCATTTTTCAGCATCATAATCTGATTTGAATGTTGATGATGATGTGTGTTCAACATTTGTAAAATAAATTCTATCGTTTATTAAGTCCCAGCGTGAAGTTTGCAATGTTGTTTCACTTGCTAAATTTTTATGTGTTACATTTGCAACATAAACTTTGTTATCATTTTTAACAATGTCACCAACAGTATAACTTGTTGATGCTGACCATGATGCAATGTGTGTTAGGTCGTCATTTCTTACAAAAGTATTTGCTGTGTAAGTTACACCAGACTCCCAATGGTTAGACATCTTAACAAATTTTGATTCATACCAATTTTGTGTTGCATCTGGATCGTAACCAATTTCTGGATTTGTACTTAATGCTTCCATGTCCCAATCTAAACTATCCCAAGCAAAGTTGGTTAGTTCTTGACCAATTCTATCTCTGTTTACTTTGAATCCAATTGGTTGTACATCTAAGTCTTTGTAGAATCCAATTTTATCAGCAAGTGTAGTTACGAATGAACTTACTGAATCTGCATTAGCAGTATCAACATTTGCTAGTTCAGTTGCATAAAAATATTTTCCTAATCTATCAACATGTGTTGAAGTTGGAGCAGTTACTTTTAACTGATTAATTTTTGCAATGTCAGTTGCTTCTGTTGTTGGTTCAAAGTTAGTATGTTGCCATTTACCAGATTGTACATCAGTAATAAAGTTACCAGATGTGTGTGCCTGTGTTGCCTGCCAATAACCACCATTGTATTTTATATTTGTTCCAACAGCATAACTTTGTGATGTAGCCCAATCACCAATAACATTTGTCGACGGTGACACCAATGTAATTGATGTGCTTACTCTATCAAATGCCATTTTAGTTTTGACCTTTGGAGTAGGATTAGTTGTACCAGTACCATTTGTGTTGATATTGTAATCTGCTGTTGTTGTAAAATCACTCATTGCCATATCTGCGTTTTCTCTAACAGGAGATTTTTTGCTTAAGAAGTTTCTAATTTTTGCACGATACGGTTTTACTTCTTCAATGTATGTTCTAACATCATTGAACGGATCTTTTTCAAAAGATGATTTTTGTGATAATGCTGTGTCTTGTTGTATAACATTTAAGTAAGTTGATTTGAATAACCAATCAACGTGTTGCTGTTCACTAATTACATACCTAATTAATGCAAATAACAATTCGTTTTGGTATTTTAAGTTTTGACTTATTAGTACATTATCTTTTAACGTTTTAATATATGCACGAAGTTCAGTAGCAAGTGCTGTTGAATCTGCTTCAGTATATACTGTTGTTTTTAATTTTGCTGTTGCAGTTTGTAAACCTACTCTTACTAATGATAAATTACCACTATCGTAAGTTGTTGTTGTACCTGCAAGATAATCAGCATCACAATATTTCCATAATTCCCATTTTGAATTATAACCAAAATTAACTTTAATAATTTCATCTTGAACTAGTGTAGATGTATCTATGTCAGCATAGTAATCAACTATACGATCAATAACTGTGTCGTCACTGAATGATGTATTATAATACCAATTTGTTTTTTCATGATATACTGATGTTGTTAATGTGTTGTCCCAACCTGCATGATTTACATCTAAATTAATAGAAGTTGTAATTTTATTTAAAACTTCAAATAAAATTTTTCTTGCGTTCTTAGAATTTTTAAACCAGCTTTGTCTTGGTCTTACTTTTGATCCATATCTATCATTTATCGACAATGACATATCTGGAACTGTATTTCCAAGTATGTCAAAACCAACAGTGCTGTCGACCATTTTATTCCAAATTTGATTTGGTATTGGTGCATCTGGATAATTCTCTTTTAACAACAACCACTGTGCATGTTTTGAATTTGTTTTGTCTTTTGAACGTTTTCTATAATTTAATTGTAAAACAGTATTTTCTTTTGTAGTAAAATCTAAAACATTTGCAATCGAAATTGAATTTTGTGATATTGGTGCAAAATAATTTAATCCTTGTGTAATTGGAGAAGTAATAACACTTGCTACAGTTGATGTATCATTTGTCCTTCCTTCCAATTCAGGAACTGTTGTAACATTTTTAACCCAATAATAATAAGTTGTTGTTTGTGCCAACGTAGATGGATTTGTTTCAACGTTTGTAACATAATTAGTTGTTGACTTAACTGTGCCAGTTCCGGCATAGTTTGTTGGAGAAACTTTTGACTCTACCCACTCATATATGTCAATTGTTGCAGTTGGAAATAATCTTCCCCAATTTGATCTACGATATCTGTTGTCGTGTGATTCATAATCAATATATCTTACTGTTGATAAATCCCACCATACTTGCCCAACATATTCTTTCATCCATGGTTTGCTTGTACTGATTTGAGCTGTGTCGCTGTGGTTATTATAAATTGCAGGATCTACTTCTGACTTGTATTCTATTTCTTTATCTGCTTGTGGAGGTAATATACCTTTTGCAGGATCATATGGTACAAGTGTTAAGTTAACTTTGTTTGATCTATCATCATACAATACAGCCTTTTCAAATTGTTTAGTATCAACTTTATCTTTTTGTCTACGTTTTGTACTTTCAAAATATGCTGACGTTGTTTGTGTAGGATCATCATAATCAACACCACTATGTAAAATCCATTGCTTGTTGCCGTATGAGTTAAGTGTCAATGCAAGTGTTTCATTTCCACGTATTGAATTGTATGTTGATATAATCGAAGCATTTGCTGTAAATCTATAAACACCCCATTTGCCAGTATAATCATCATCTAACCAAACCAAATCACCTTCCTGCCAAATATTTGGATCAGTAAATGTATTTGATAAAAAGTTTGTTAGTGTTGTTTTGATATCAGTTGTAACATAATTTTTGTCAGTGGTTAATCCGCTGTTTAATCTAATATCTTTCCAATCTAATAATTGAATTCCTGTGCTGTTAATATTTGTATTGTCAGGTGCTGTAACAAATTCTGGTGTACCATCTGATTTGGTAATTGAATATTGTTTTGATTTATAGTTTAGTGTAAGTGTTACTGCACCAGTTGTTGCCGAAGATACCGAAACGTTTGCTCTAACAGTAATATTTGCATTATCTGTTACTGTTCCGCCTGCTGTAATATTTGATGAAGCAACTGATTGTAAGTTAGCAGTTGGCACTGTATACAATGTTGTTGCAGTTGCTCCATCCCATGATTCAACTACTACTGATGGCGCTGTGCCGTCAAATGCAGTTGTCACGTTTGCAGTTAGTTCATCTAAGGCATGAACTTTTGATAAACCTGTATTAAAGTTGATTATGAAATTTGATTTTGTATCTTTTACAACAATTTGTCCTGTTGCTGTCGATGTTGTACCAGATGCAAAACCTTGATTACCTGTTCCCGCTGGAACAGTAATTGCTGTAATAACTCCTGTTGATGTTGTGATTCCAGAAGTAATAGTAAATGCTGTAGCACCAGTTGAGTCAATTACTGTGATAGATGGTGCTTGGTAATTTGTTCCTCCACTAGTAATTACGAAATCTAATATTTCACCAAATCTTCCACTAGTTCCCGAACCTGTAAATGTAAATGAAGGATCACTGTAATCAACATTTACTTTTTTAGTAACTCCATTTTCATCAACGACAGTTATACCTGTTGGTGCCGCAGAGTAATTCGATCCGCCGTTGTTAAGTGTAAGTTGATTACCACCTGTGGTACCACTCAATGCACCTGTGAAAACAATTGTCGGTGATGTGTATCCGTTACCACCATTGGTAACTGTGACTCCTGTAATCTGTCCTCCAACTAATGTTGCTGTTGCTTCTGCACCAGTTCCATTTGGATCAACAATTTTTACAGTAGGTTGGCTTGTATAACCACTACCTGGTGTTGATACTGTGATTGCCGTAACAACTCCTGCCGCTAAAGTAACTGAAGCAGTAGCATCTTGACCATCATTAATTTTATTAACAGTCATGTTTGCTCCACTGCCTGTTGTACCAGTAAATGTTATAACATCTCCTTGTGCAAATCCACTACCACCAGATGATACTGTTACAGTATCAACCGCACCTGCAATATTACCAACTGCCAATGAAGCACCAGAGCCTGCCACGTTTGCAAATGGTATAGTAACTGTTGGTGCTGTTTCTGTGGTTGGAATTAATTTTAGAGTATGTGTTCCCCATACAGTAGGATCCATTAATAAGTTTCCACTGCCGTCATATGTTTTATGTAATATTAATTTACTTTCTGTTGCACTACTTGGTAATCCGGTTCCAGTTACAGTAACTTGCATTGCTGTGTTGGCGTCACCGTTTGAAATTACGTTATCAATTTTTACACCAGAATCATATAGTTTATATGCATTCCAATCTTTTCCACCGACTGTATCTTTTGCTACCCAAACAGTACTACCGATTGTAACATTGCCAGACTGTGATCCATATAAATTATCTAGTGCTGTTGTATCATATGCTTTGTATGTTGTATCATCTAAGTGTACATAACCAGCAGTTGGTATTATTGATTGTTCTGTTGATGTTGGCCATAAGTTAGCAAGTGTTTTTTCACCTGTTGGTTTTTTCAACCAACGTGTAGTGTCGTCAATGTCAATAGTAATAACATCATCAGTTAAACTGTCATAACCTGTTGTTGCAACACCATCGGTTGGTAATACAAATTCAAACATTAAAGGATCTGAAATAATATCTTGTGCTTTTAATCTTAACTCAAGTTGTTGATTAAAATTAGTTGATCCAAATTCACCAACCTTAAATGCCCACTCTTCATATGTATCAAATGTTTGATCTGTGCTTACTGTCGTTGAACGTAATAATCTGTCAATAGCATTTGTTGTACCTTTTTGTTTAATCATACCTTGATATAATTTAACTTGGTTTGATTCTGATACTCCTAAATTATTTAGATAATCTCTTTTTTGATATCCAATGACATGTAGCGCCGCATCTCTAAAATTAGTTCCTACAGTAGATGCATCTATATCATAATATCTGGCACTGTCTGCAACTGTTTTTTCAAAGTTATTAATTAAACTTGTTCCGCTTACAATAAATCCTTCTGCTGATAGTTTACCTCTCCAACCTAAAGTTTTAACTGTTGATAATTTTACTCTTGGTTGTCTTTGTGCTAATAATGTGTTGTAAATTGTATCATTAAACATTGTTTTGTTGTTTAAAGTAATTGCATGTTCAGTTTCTTTGATAAACAATCTTAAACCATATATTCCAATTCCTTGTTTATGAGAAATTGTTACAAGGTCATCGTCTCTAACAACATTCATTTGTTCTGCATCTAATCCAAAACCTTCTTTGTTCAATGCACTATATGATCCATTAATAATATTTTTTAAACTTTGTACTACACCCATTGTTGGCTGAAACTGTAGTGTTGATGCAGATGGACTCAATGTTATGTAATCTCCATTTTGCCATTTACCTAAACTCCAGAACAAATATTCTTTTGCTGAATATTTCCAATCTAGTGTTTCACCGATTTGTGAATTGTGTGTGTCAAAAACCCAACCTTGTGTTTTTAACCATTCACCGTAACCAGCAATTACATCATATACTTCTTGTCTAGTTTTAAATACTGTACCGTAGTTAACAAGTACTGTTTTACTATAATCATATTGATTATAATGTTCTACTTCTGTACCTCCTTGCTGTGGAAGTTTTTTAATTTCTTTCCAAAATTTTAAATTTGGAGATATATCTTGTGATGTAGCCTGATGAGGTATTGTACATTGATAAAATTTTGATTGATAATTTACAACTTCATCTTTATGATATGTTAAACCAGGTTGATATCCACCAGGACTAATATCTTTACCTCCAACACGTACAGTTCTTGATGAACTATTGGCGAGTGGTTTAAAAGTTGTAAAGTATGGATTAGTTATATCGTAACCATAAAGTTTATATCCCTTTGATGTGTTCTGCACAATTATTGCACTGTAAGCCGCTTCTTGAATACTCGAACCTGTATACAAATTAACAGTAATATCTTCAGGTGGAATAATAATACTAGTACTTTGACTAGTTGAATCGTATGCTTCAGATTCTACTTGTAGTTTAGTAGAGTCTATAAATCCTGCACATCTATACATTAAGTTTGCTTGTATGTTTCTTATAACGTTACCAAATGCAGTATTAACTTGATTGCCTTTATCGACAACATAATCTGATATAAAGTTTTGTACACCAGATCTAAAATATCTTACGTTATCAGGATCTGTTTCTGTATGTACGTAATAGTTTACATTGTTTGGTCTTTTACCTGTTGACGTATCAATAGTTTGATTTACATCACTTTTTGATGACTCGATATTTTGTACGTTCCATAATTGTTCAATATACAATCCAGGATTGGTCAAATATAATAATCGTTGTATAGCATATGGATACACCAATGAAGTATAAAATGCATGTTCGACTGGAGCACCGTCACCGTAATCCCAATCTGCCTGTGATACTGACTCAGCAGGTTCAGATGATATTATTCCAATCTGTAAAGGACTTAATAAGTTAGCATTTGCATCAACAGGAACATAATTTGAAAAGCCTGGTTTTTTGTATACATTGTTTGCATTCAAATAAGATTGGTTCGTATAATTTTCTCTTTCACCTGCTCTTATGATTCCTTGTTCGATATCAGAAATTAATTGGTTTCTAATTGACGGAGTTGTCCATGTATAGTATTGATCCCACCATACTGGCTTTTGTGAAAACCCTAGCATCTCCCATGGATGAGTGTGAGGACGATCAGTACCATAATACCAACGATATATACCTCTCCAGTGTCCTGGTAATGAATTACCATCTTGATCTTTTAATGTTGAGTAATTTAAAACTCTCCAATCGATATTAATTGTTGTCGTGCTTCTTCCTGCTAAACTAGTTTTTCCTAAAAGTATTTCATTAACTAAAAATCTATCAGTAACGTTATCAAGTGTAATTGTATTTGTATCATCACTTACCGATGTTACTATTCCTCTAGATCCTGATGTTGTACCAAATACTTCTTCACCAAGTTGAAACTTTTGTTTAGTTGCTGTTGGCAAGTATCCAGCTTCTACATAATTTGTAACCACATAGTTTGAGTTTGGAGATAAAGTAATTGTTACTGCATAGCCTGAATTCTCTTGATAGTTTACAGCATTTTCGTTTGCCCATCTAGAAAATATAGGTCTTAATAATCTTGTAACTTCATCACGTGACCAAGAAGTTGAATTAAATTTATTTGGTATAATTTGATTATATTCAAACAATGGTAACTTATCTTGTTGAGATATTACGTGATACATAGAATTATAAATTCTTTTTTCTAATTCAAGTAATGCTGTATCTCTCATGTCATTGTATTTTAAAACTAAAGATCCATCATGACACTGCACAAAGTTTCTAGTTCCAGATGTGTAAGTAGTATCATCAGTTAATTCCATTGGTCTATAAATTCTACCAATACCTAGCGATGCCGGAGTTGGCGGAATCCATGTTGGTTGATAACTGTCATAATATCTTAATGTGATGACATCATTTAATTGTGGTTTCTGACTAGGTGTTCCTAAGAAAACTATTTTAGTACCATTAGATCCGATACTAATAATGTAATCATGGTTCATTGTTAACTGTACATTATTTTTATAAATGTATAATGCTTTAGTTTGATAATCGATATCTGGATTAAAACTGCTTGAAATTTCTAAACCAGGTTCGTTGTTGAATACTGTTTGCGTGATATTGTTTAAACTTATTAACGTGCTTTGCGAACCCCATGTATAGTTAGTTGTATTAATAGTATAAGATTCAGAAGTAAATCTATCACCACTTGCAACCATATTAGAATAAGCAAATGGATCAGTTGCTAGTTTGCTAACATTAATATTAGATAATGCACGGTCAACTATTTGTGCTGTGTTTAATGAACTAACTTCTTGAGAATTTTGTATATTGTTTACTGCATTTAAAAATTTTAATTGAAACTCTTGATATCTATTTTTAACAAACTCTAAAGATTCAGGTACATCTAAATCGTTATTATTCATGATTGCCATTGATTTTAATAACGGAGCATCATGTTGTAATATTACAGAACCTAAACTTAAATCTTCTTTTGTATCTCTATAATTATTGTTACCACTTACTGTACCAGTAAAACCAAGTTGATTTTGTATAATAGATTTAAAGTGTTGGAACAATTCACTGTATGTTGTTGTACCAATGTCTTCGTTAGATGCATTGTTTTCTAAATTTTTTGGTATTTCATAATAGTTTGTTGACTGTAAAGGTTGCTTACTGTTTGTTTCATAAAACATTTTAATAAAATCTTCAGCAACAAGATCTTTGACAAAGTTTATTATAACACTATCAGTTGTTGTGTAATCTGTACCAAATTTTAATTTTTCACCGTTTTTAAAAATTTCCATATCAAGCACAGAAGTTGGAATAGCCTCTAATACAATTGGTGTTGTTAAATTTCTATTACTTACAACATGCTCTTGAACTAATCTTTGAGAAAGTTTTTTAGTTGGATCAATTACCCATTCGTTTGCATATTTAATTTCTTCGGCGGCTGTTAAAGTAGTTATTGGGTTATCAACAATAACAAATTTGCCTCCCATTTTATTGTGATTACCACAGTGATAATATAATGTGTCAGGAGCATTTGAAGGAACTTTAAATTTTAGTGTTGATGTCGATCCTCCATAGTATGATCTTGAACCTGTGATTCCACCTGTATACTCTCCTGTGTATGCTCCTGATGACCAAGCCGTTCCTGTTGAAATATAAAACGGGTGGTTAGCACCAGAGTATCCAGTTGCAGATGATTCTGGGGAACTAAAATTAAAGTTATATGTATTTCCTCTAACTAAAATTAATGACGGAGTTTGTTTTCCATTAATGTAATATCTGTTTCCTTCTCCGTTATTATTTGGATTGACATTTACTTCATAATCGATAATTTTGTCAATGGTTTCTGGATACGTAAGTTGTTTATAATATTTGTATCCTGTAATAGTGTTACTACCATATGAGTATGTGTCTTCATTTAAAAAGTTACAATATTGTATATCACTGCGATCAACTCCTGCTGAATATGATAATGGAAAACCTAGTTCGGTATCATTTGTTCCAATGCCTTCCTTATAACCAAATATTTTTGACCCAGTAAAATCTGATGAACTATATATTGAACTATCACTTAATAAAACTTTATTGTTATCATATAAATTGTATAATGGTGCTTGATTTGATTTTGTTTTTTGTTGTGCTTGATTCCAATTATATCCATCATAGTACCATTCAGTACCTTTGTAAGTATTACCTTTTTCAATATAAACTTTGTCATTTGAATCTAATGACGTTGTTACCTGTGTTAATTTAATACTTGATCCAACACCAGATACTTTCCAAACTGATGCTCCAATGCTAAACGTCGAACTCGATACGTCCCAACCAAGATCACCACCTGTGTTACCACCACCACCGGTACTAGCATCACCATCAATATCTTGGTCCCACAATGTAGTTCCGTCCCATGGAACATAGTCGTCTTGGCTCGAAGCATTAATGAATAATATAGTATCTTTGTTTTGAATATTTCTTCCATCGATGTTAATAGATGTTCTGCCTTCTATTTGCGTTTTAGTTAATGTTGGTTCAATAACTGTAACATCTAACAAATGTCTTTTACCATAATCGTATAATTCAATGTCACGTTTAAATTCTATGATCGGTCTTGTTGCACGTCTTGATGATGAACGTTGAAATGCTGTTGATGATGTTGCTTGTGATACATCAAAATTAGTAATATCCCATGCTTCATTATCCCATGCTTGTTCTGTTTCTGTGTTAATTGTTGTAACTGGATAACTGTCTAATGTATCTTTGTGTACCCAACCATTTGATTTTGACCAAAGGTTACCGTCAGTTGCACCTCGTTGTACAGTTATATAATCTTTGTCAGCCGCTGTTGAGTCATTAACATTTCTTAATCCTCTTGTATCAACTAGTTTAATTTCTTTACCTACTCCTTCAATAAAATATGTTATTGACTTTTGAGTATGCGTTGACGTTAGAACTCCACTTGTACCACCTGTTGTTGTAATTGTTACCGTACCTGGAGTGTCACCATCATCTAAAAATGATTCTGTAAGTTCAACTGATGTAATTTCACCACTGCCACCAATTGCTGTAATTTTACCTACAGTTTTACCTGCAATAACAATCGCATCATTTACTGCATAACCAGTACCTGGTGTTGTAATTGATAAAGAATCGTTTGTGTAATAAAATTGGAATGCTGTTCCGTTTATATACGAACCTCCAAATCTAACATGTAAACCATTTGTGAAAATCGTACCATCTGGTGCTGTATACGTTTTCTGTCCAATAATATCTGTAGGTAAAGTTATTGATGCTGACGTTGTACCATCTACAGGTTTTGATGGAAGTGTACTAAATGTTCCACCTGTTTCTGTTGACAAATCGTCTGCATATGGATACCAATAATAATTTGCATAATTTAAAAACTTGTCCATGTCAATTGGTGGAGCATATGAATAATATGATGATTCAAATAATCTAGATTGTTCATCAATGATACCTCCATCAAATCGAAGTTTGTTTATAAGATCATTATATGTTGTTTGGTAACTAATATTTTGAGTGTCTGAATTTCTTACTACTGTTGTTGGTTCCAATTGATAGTAAGTTCTATCAACTGAGGGTTCACTTATATAGGAATCTTTATTAGAGTTAAAAATTCTACCTTGTCTTTGTCCTACATACCCAACTTCATATTGACTGTTTTCATTTTTAAACCATTGATCAAATGTAGAATCAAAAAAGTTTTTTAACTTGGTTGATTGTAAAACATATGGTAGTTGCTTGGATGCAATAAATTGCTCAGCCATTGTTTACGACCCCTTTTTTAAATTCTGATCAGTAAATGAATTAATAATTTCAATGTTATCAACTGTTGCTGTTGAATAAAATAATTCGTTCGGATCAGATGTAATTTCAAATAAATCACCAAATACAGATTCTGCATCAGCACCAACAATAACTACTGAACTTATCTGTGTTGATAGTTGGTTATGTATATAAGCACACAATTCTGTATAATAAAAACTTTCACCGTAATCCCAGTTTGCAATATCAAAGTATGTGTTAATTGCTGATAACACTCTTGCTTTAATTTCATTATCTGTTATTGTTGCACCTTGTGCCTTAACAACTTTGAATGTTCCTTGCAAAGTAATGTCTGCTGTTGAACCAAATAGTTTTTTAAATTTTGCTGGAGTATAAATTAATTGGTCACCAATTGCTTTATATGAATTCAATGATGATGCAAATAAACTGTTTAACTCTTCAACACTTGGTTCTACTGGAAACAAGTCGGCTGTTTGATTGTTTGCTGTCCAAGTTAAAACATTATCATAATAATTACTAGTCATTACAATTAATTCTACTACGTTTGATATGCTTGGATCAATTCTTTGATCTCTTGGAGCAGTGTGCCTCCATTGGAAGAATAATGGATTAGTAACACCGCTTGATGTAATAGATGATCTACCAATATTTGCTCTGTAAATTACAGAATTAATTGTTGCTGTGTATTCTCCTTGTGATCCAGTAGTTGTTACAAGTGTACCATTGTTATAAAACTTTTTATTAGTTGTTAAAAATTCAATACCAGAATTAGTTAATGTTGATACAGCTTTTGCTGTTGAAGATAATCTATAATATGTATAACCATCAAACTCAACATAACTTTCAAAAGTAATATAATTTTTTGCATCAACAGTATCTTGTATCAAATCATCAATTGATAATGGATAATCTGGTGTTCCATCTTCGTCATTATCAAATGGAGAAATTTTAACTTTACGATCATCAACGTAACCATCTTGTTCTGTAAAACTATCCACTACTGCTAACTTAATTGTATCTTGTAGTTTTCCTCCTAGTGAGTGAGGTGTAACTGTAACTGTTGGCGGAGAAGTGTAACCACTACCGCCTGATATAATTGTAATGTTTACAATTGATCCATTAAATATTGTTGCAACTACAGAAGCCCCTGCTCCACTACCACCTGAGAAATTAATAATTGGTGCATTAGTATAATCGGAACCTGTTCTGTTGCTGAATGTTATTGCCGCGTTGTTAAATGAATTTAAAAACCCTGTTACTACTCCATTAGCAAGTGCTGTTGGATAAACACTTAACGCACCCGATGTTGAACCAGATAATGTATCGCCAGATGTTTGAGAACTAAATGATCCAGTAACTTCTGTTAATTGAATTGTTGCTGTACCTACAGCACCAACTTTTACTTTTCCTGTTGCACCTGTGTTTGCTTGAGTAATAGTTTCACCTAGTTGTACTGTCACTGATCCGCTAACATTAAGATCTAAATCAATAGTTGCTTTAACTGTTGCACCAGCACCTTTTTCAATTTGTGTATTAACATCTGGTAAAATATCAATTCTGTCTTGAACACTTAAACCAGTTTTTGTATCTAATGTTTTATAATCTTTAATGTAAAAGAATCTAACGTCATCTGTTGATTGGAATACATAATCTAAACCTCTTGCTGTCAACGTAAATTTAGCATTTGTGTTTGCACCTTTTTCTGTAAATGTAGATTTGATTAACCAACTTGCATCATTATTAGTTCCTGGTGCACCGCCACCTATACTATTATTTTCACTAGTAAACTCACTTGAAGTATCAATGTCGTTGTTACTGATTAGATACCATTCTTCTGTTTTAGTAGACGCATTATAAAAGTTATAACCTAAACCAAATGTTGCTAAAGTTGTAGATGATGATGTTAACTGTGCTAAAATGTTTGCACGTTCTGTTGCATTAAATTGCGTTCTAAAATGTGGTAATACTGTTCTTGCAAAATATCCAGCTGGTATAGAGTCGCTTAAGAAAACTGGACCTGTTGTTAGTGATGTTGGGTCCCCGTTTGCTGTAACACTCTTAACTGTTGCCCAAATTGTTTTTGTTGGGTTAGTAAAGTCATCTACAAATTCAATTTTAGAACCTTTTCTAATATAACCGTGTCTATTAGTTGATGGATCTGTAGAAACTTTTCTTGTTGTTGCTGTATTTTCAGTTGTAAAGTATCCGTAGAAACTAGAAGTTGCTGTTGGCATTGTTCTCCATATGGCAGAATCATTACCTGTACCTTCAAATCTAAATGTTCCTACTCCAGTAGTTAAATTACTTTCGACATCTTTTTTGTAAGTATCAAAATAAAAGTTTTGCATTTGAACTTGTTGAATCATTTTTTCCATTTCATCAACAACATTTTCATATGAACTATTATCTAAAACTGATATTGTACTTTCTGATGTGTTTGGAGATTTGTATGCTATACCATCTTCACCAATACAGTTTACATTTGCAACTGTGCCGGTTGGATCTTGAATGTCAATAAATCTTGAATGACCTGCATGTGTTTTATTAATTGCTTTTATTTTTTGTATGCCTTCTACTTTTGTAACAGGAAACACATTATAATCTTCAGCAGTAATCATTCTGTCTTGTGTATAATATGCCTGTGCTGAATTTCCTTTAATTGCTGTTGACGATTCTCTTGGTTGTGAATTTGTAACAGTATAATTTAAACTAAACGTCATTGTTAAATCAAAATTTTGATTTGATTTATTTACATAACCAAATGCGATACCTTTGTTTTGAATATCTGTTGATTGTATTGCTTCACCTTGTGACTTACTAGATCTGTACCAAACTCTATATAATCCTACTGGTATGTTACCAAATTGTCCATCTGAAAACTGTATTGTAACTTGATCATTTAATCTTGTTTTTACATCAAATATATTTCTTTCACTTAATGCTAAACTGTTGTATATAATGTTTTGTCCAGATAGTGCAGGAACACTTTTCCATGTTGCTTCAACAAGACCGTTTTGATCAATTTCTTGTACCCAAACATCTGTGTTATTAATATTTGGTGTATCAATATCAACAGTTCTATTTTGTACGGGCTGATCAAAATTGTAATCTTGATAATCGATCGAACCTTCTTTCATATATAAAAAGAATCCAGTTCCATTACTGCCAAAGCCTTTTCCATCATTTTTATAAATTACATTAAATGAGTTTAAAGGATTTGGATTTGCTTCTTCAATAAATCCTGCTGTGTTAAATGACGCTGGAACAATTTCAAACGTATAGTTTTCGTTGTTTACTTTTGATGTAAACGGATAAGCAACTTGTACTCCCTTAACATTGTTAAAGTGATAAAGGTCGTGATTCAATGATTGTATTGATTGTGATTGTACTGGCTTACCAAATTGATTAGCTGAATCTAATGAGGTATTTAAAACTGTAATAAATTGTTCATACCAATTTGGATTATTTGGATCATTCCAACGAACCTCAACACTACTTAAATTATTACCTTGGCTATCTGTTATTGGCTCGTTTGTTTTTATTGCTGTTAATTTTACGAGTCCACGTGCAGGGTAATTACGTTTTGGTTTATAACTTAACATATTTGCAAGTTTTAAAATTGAATCTCTTCTTGAGGCTGTGTCGACAAAATTTTCTCTAGCATTTAAATCAACCCTAAATGATAAACTTTGACCAAGATATGCTAACAAATCTATAATAGCAATAAATTCAGATGAGTTAATGTAATCATTAAATTCTTCTGGATAGTTTCTTTGAATATAATTCAACATTGATACTCTGATAGTATCAAAGTCATATGATCTAAAATCTGCATCTTGGAAACTTCTGTAAATTACTTTCCAATCTTCTGCCGCAAATAAATTTGATTGTCTAACTAATTGTCCCATTATTAATATCCGCCTCCGCCGGCGCCGCCACCACCGCCGCCACTACTTGATCCACCACCTGATCCACCTGTACCGGATTGCAATCCGCCACTGTTTCTAGACATGCCTGTTGCTGATTGATTTATATTAAATTCAATCATCATTTGCTGAACCATGTTTTGTGGTAATATGTTTATTTTTAAATTTATGATTATTCCTGCTTCGAAGCCGCTAATGTCTGCTTCTAATAATTCTACTCTTGGGTCTTGACCTACAATTTGTTTTGCATCGTCAAGCATAATTTCTTTAGTTTGCTCATCCAAAGGCTCGTAAAGGTAATCCCATATAACGCTACCAAACTCTGGCATCATTACACGTTCACCTTTAGCAGTCATAAAATGGTTGTAGATATCTTGTTTAATTATGTCAGCATCATATAATACACCGTTTCGAGCATTTGGATTGTTTGAAGCAAACCCACGATAGATGCGTGAAGTAACATAGTTACTTTCTGGGGAACTCACTGTTGAAGCTGGAGAGATTACACGTGATTGGTTCCCTATTGATCCATTGTAATTAACTGGTGTATTAAGTGCCATAATTTTCCTTTAACTGCTGTGTTATTAATATTTATGTACAAAGATAACTACGTACATAATTATAGATCAATAATTAAGCATAAATAACTTTGTTATGAAAATTAAAGAAATAGATGAAACTTTTAGTGGTTCGATTGCTACTAGTATGGGGAACGGAAATGGTTTCAAATCCGGAGGTCCAGGAACTATCATACGTAGAAAAACTAAAAAGAAAACAGAAGACGTAGGCGAGGACGAAAAGATAGTTGATATGTTGAGAAACATCAAACAACATCTGGACAACCATCCCAACATGAGCGAACATCCAAGCCTAGTGGCATTAGACCAACT